AAAAAAAAAGGGGCGAAAAGCCCCATTTGTAAATAAAGCTATCAGCTATTAACTGGCATTGCTGATGGAGCGCCTTTTAATGCAATAATCCCAATTGGCGTACCAGTGGCATGTGTGCCTTCAAAATTGATGTTCACTTTCAAATAGCGCTTGGTGCCTTTATAAGCAGTGATGTATGCCATCTCATCTTCGGTTGCTGAGTCAATTAATGCGAAAGTACCTGTGTTTGCACCCGTAACAGGGTTAACAATGTCGGTATCAGCACATGCTACATAGTTGCTATCAGTATCAGAGTGTTGTAATTCTAGATAGATTTTATTGGTGCCGTTTAATGTGTCTGCTGAAAGACCAACATTTACAACAGCCATTAACTCTTGAAAACCTTGCATATCAATTGCAGAGCTAGCCGTGTCGGAATTTAATACTTGTGGCTTTAATGATTGCTCTACCTTGGTGTCATTGTATAGACGAGTGTGAATTGTCATGATTTGTTCTCCAAATATTGATTGAAAAGCCAACGCTTAACGTTGGCTCAACTCTTTCTATCATTGATAGATGATATTAAGTTGCAGAAATAACTTGCAGCTTGATCGCATCAAAGTTTCGTACAGCACCACCAACACGTTTCGTGGTGTACAATTTTACAAAACCTTTCTTAGTGTACGGATCACGTAAAATACGTGTGCCAATACGATCAACAATACGATAGCCTTCACGGAAATTACCAAACGCAATCGCTAAAGCACCGGCTTGAATAGTTGGCATGTCGTCTGCGCGCACAATTGGATAACCTAATAAGTCAGGAGACGTGCCACCGTTCAACCCCATGCCCCACAAGTAATTACCATTACCATCAACCAATTTACGAATGTCTTTAACTGAGCTGCGTTTCAAGAAGAATACTGAGCCGGCCAAGTAATCCGCCTTGAGTGATTCGACTAAATCCATCAAACCATCTGCCGTCACCTTGCTTGCATCGCCAGAAGCGATTTGCTCTAGTTGATTAAAGCCTGTTCCTGAACCATAGGTTAGAAAGCCGCGAGGTTGCTTTGGACTATTACCGGATACAAATGCGGTATTTTCAGTACGTGCAAACCTACTAGCAATCTTGTTAGTGACGTATGCTTCAATATCAAAGTAAGCATCATCTAACAATTTTTGGCTGATCGCTGGCTGAGCAAATTGCTCATGAACATCCCACCCAATTTCTCTAAATGTACCGGTAGCTGTTTCATCACGTGTTTCTTCTTCGCCCACCCAACCGCTTGAGAAGTCATCACCTTCGTATGGTTCAACCAATCTATCAGAACCAATTGTTAATACTTCTGCGTACTGGCGAACAGGTGATGTTTCTCGAACGATCTGTATAATAGCTTTATCTAGCTCAGGCATAACAGCATAGCCACCGTCTGGGCCTTCGAATGAGGACAGCGCTTTACTGTGAGCAACCAGTATTTGTTTTTCTTCAACATCAAGATCGTCAAGACCACCGCGCCAATATTTTAATGTCGCGTTGCGAACAGCCAGTTGTTCTTCGGTCATTGAAGCGCGCTGTTTTTCAAGATTATTTGCAACTTCATTACGACGCTTGGTTAAAGCTTCTGCTTGCTCTGCCGCTTCTTTTGCTTCTTCTGCCTGAGTAATAGCATCGTTAATTTTGTCGGTCATTTCCTTTAATTCAGCACTGACATAACCTTTGGTAGCCATTTCACTAATAACTTTGTCATTCTTTTCTTTGAACGTTTCAAAATCGCGTCCAATGCTTTCTACTGCTTGTAAAATTTCTGTAGTCATAATTACCTCGATAAGATTGATTGATGGAGTTTTTTAACTGACGCTAGAATTGCCTCGGCTGTTTGTGAGTCAACGTCCCGCTGACCTTCATCAATCGCCTTAAAGCCTTGCACGGCTATTCGCTTTGCTTGGCTGGATGAGAAACCGCCTACGTCCCGTAGGAAGTCTTCAAATTTTCTAATGGTGTCGATTTCGACAGTTTTAACACCGTTTACATTCGCTTGGTTATTTGCGGGAAAAGTTACAATCGAGATTTCCCACAAACTTAAGTCTTTAAGGTAGTGATTACCGTCTTTACCCATTTCGCTACCGCTTTGGTTTATCGAGTAGCCAATACTTAAACCGCTGATCGCGCCAGCCTTGAGTAGCGCATAGGCTTCACGGGCTTTCTCAACATCGTTAATCAGCAATCGGCCTTTAACGAGTAGACCGTTTTCGTCTTCTTTGATTGAGTCATACACACCGATGGGCATACGTGAATCATGCTGCCATAGCATTTTTACGTTTCTAGCTTCGTTACTAGCCAAATAGTTAGCAAATGCCCCTTTAACGATAATGTCACCGTAACTGTCTTTGTTGCCAAAGACTGCCCCGTAACCTTCAAAGGTGCCGCTTCCTTCATCTAGCGACTTGATCTCTAAAGGCATTACAAAGTGTTTATTATTCATTCTTGAAAATCTCCGAGAGCGTCGCCCGTTCCAGCAAAATTTGTGTTTGCTGGGTTATATACAAGTGTGCATCTGCAATTAATTGAGTTTTCTGGGGACCCGTCGCCGGGGAAATCCACCGCTTCACCGCCTATATCAAACGGCTCGTCCATCCCACGTACTTGCCCATCTGCGTCTGCATGATCTTCTCTAGTTCGATCATCAATAACAGATACCCATTCACGGGTTAAATTCAGTTGGCTTTCTTCAGCGGCGTTTTGCATACCAAAGCTTGCCGCGTTATGTACTTCTGTTCTTGCGATGGTTCTTGCGCGCCCAATCGCTGCTTGGCTCTTAAAGTGATCTTTTATATTCTTGGCTATCTCAACTTCAGATGAGCCGTTCTCAACACCTGCGGTGATGACACGCTTAACAATTTCATGATTGGTTTGAGTGACGTAAGTGGATTTTAAGTAAGCTTGGGTTGCAACCCACTGCTTTGCGTATTCCGTAAAGCGGGATTTACTTTTGATAACTCCTAGCTGCTCGTGCAGATACTCACGAAAATCACTAATCGTTCGTGAATAAGTCGCAACAAACAATCTTACCCATTCTGCTTCGGTTTGTTTGATGGCTTTAAAGGCTGCGAGTTGCCCACCCTCTTTAAAAGCGCGGGTGATTTTAGTGCCCTGAGCTTTGAGTAGATTGTTTGCAAGCCGCGCTGTAGCGATTTCCTTCGTTGCGAGCATCCGCAACCAAACTGCAACGTGGCGTCGTTTGTCCATGAGTTGTTACTCTTTGCTCGGTTGTGCATAAGCTATTCTCGTGAACTCGGTTGCTTGTTCTTTGGTGAACCCTTCGCGCAACAACCAATCATGATATTTGGGAGGCGTCATATCACCGAGATCAAAATTGATCGGCAACTTACCGGCCGGTACGAGGATCTCATCACCACCATCCATCGGTTCATAATTGCCCTCCGCGCGTGCTTCATTGGTTGTGATCACACCTGCAAGCAGATCATCACGCGCATTTCGACGTGCGGCTTCTCGTCTTGGAATTAGCGCAGACACTTTGTCGAGATCAGGAACGATTTCAATATCCACGTTTTGTTGTTGTCGTATATAGTGCGCTATTTCTGAATACATACTTTCAGCAAGCGGGACCACTGTATCTTCATACAAGCTTAGTTTCGCTTCCGTGATATTGTTGTAAGTTGCGCCCTCTGGTAATCCCAATAGAAACGCTGGGTAGCCTAATGCCAGACAGATATCACGCGCACTGGAGTTTTTGCCGTTTAACCAATCCATATCGGTTGGCGACATCCCCATGTTCTTCCATTCCATATCAAACCCGATTACTGGAATCTTACCGGCGTTTTTATAGCCAGCGTATTTCTCATTCACTCTGTCGCGAATGTCATCTAATGTGCTTTGAGTCGGCGGAGGCGCCCCATCATTACGATCTTTAATCGTAAATACACCGGGCGGTCTAGCAGAGTTTTCGAGTAAGACTTTATTCCACTCGGCACTGGCGTTGTGCTGATCAATACTCATGATCGCGGCACTAATGGGGCTTAACCCGTACAAGTCATCTAGTGGATGTGACTCTTTAATGTGTAATATGTCTGACAAAAGACTAATAGGGTCGATCAAATAGGTATTGACTTGCCCATTATCATTATATTGATAAGCAGTCGGAACGTTGTGGCCAGTTGTTAGAATTCGCACGCGATCAGGTCGTAACAATTCCATGCTCATAATACGCCTGGTGTAGACGCGCGTGTGATGAATGTAGGTGTTACCAGAAATTAATCGATACATCACCGCCTGACGCATAAACGTTTTATACGATTGCGTGGGGTTGGGGCGCTGAATTAATTCATAGAGTGCATCACCTGGTCCTAATTCTTTATCTCCCAGCTTAATCAAGATCGGAATACCAGCAACGGCTTTGCTGATACTACTAATGCAGCTATAAGCAACTACGTTCTTCTCATATGCTTCGTGTGCATAGCTTCTGTAACTTCTCTTACTCCAGCCTTTTTTGTAAGTGCCTTCCATGCTGATTGACTCAATGATCGACTCAAAAGACGATGATTTTCGTCTTAGCCAATTTTTAATCGGTTTAAACATAAGGCTAGGCTACCAAGTAATCTTGTTGAGGTTTAGTCATTAACTCTGTTAGCGCCCAAACCAGCGCGTCCATTCTATCTGGAGAATCGCCTGAGTCATCGTCTGGGTCGAAGTTACACATTTGATCTTCAAGCAACGCAAAACTACCGACGTGATGCACTCTTTTCTGCTCGTACAAAGCAGCAATCGGCTCTGCTCGTTTCCACTTACCACGTGATGCATGTACGGCTTTGTACGGTATATTTTTATCCACTGTACGTATCGTGACCTCAACGAGATCACCGCCGTTATTCACCTCGGCGATCACTCTATCTGCCCCATGTAACTTGAATTGTGCGACTACTTTTTTCGCCCACCCATCGGGTGAGGCAATAAGTGTTGCATCCTCTAAGACATAGCCATGATCGTCATAGCCGAGTCCGACCACGACAATGCCTGTCTCAGCGGATGTTTTCTTAGCAGAAACAGCGGGGTCAACACCAACGACGACGCGTTTTAAGCTCGGTGCATTTCTAATGCGCAAGGCATCAATATCACCACGTTTCCACAGCGCATTGGGGTTGTCGTCTAAGATTTCTGCATTTAATTCTTGTCGCCCTAAGCGCGTGCCTTCAAACTTTTTAATAATTTCTTTAAAGAAAGCAGGAGCAAGGTTTGCACGATTGTCGTAGGTACTGCCTTTTGTTAAATGCGTTGTTTCATTGGTCGCAAGTTCTCGGATGATTTTGGTGGGTCGCGGTGTCGTTGTAACAACAGACTGTGGGTTGTCACCCAATCGCAAACCAAACATCGCTTGATCAAATGCTTCTGGATATCGCCAAGAGGCTAACTCATCCATCCAGAGTTTCATGTGTTGCTTACCGCGTAAACGCTCAGGTTCATCGGCTGTAAAGATTAGTGATCTAGCTCCGTTAGGCCATATCAATTGCCGCTTCGATGTCTTATATTCGGGCCGTTCGCTTTTCGGGCAAATCGCTAAGATACCGGACTCACCTTCAATCATAATGTCGCGCGCATCATCAGCCGTCGCTGCAATGAGATTGACGATCGGGTAATGTTTGATTTGTTCTCGTACCCATTCAGCGCCTGTCCGTGTTTTACCGAACCCACGACCCGCTAAAATCAACCAGGTGCGCCACGCCCAACTGGGTGCTAGTTGTTCCGGTCGCGCCCACAACGTCCACTCATGCAATAGCTGATCGGCTTCTTCTTCACTGAGCGTCGCTATTATCTTTACTATCTGTTCCTTTGCTAAACTTGCAAAGAAGCTTTGATAAGAGGGCTGGTTTGGCTCCAGAATCGTGTGTGACATTGACATCACCTTTCACATTGGCGTTGAGGTCGCCTTGGAATTTATCCACGGCTTTATGTCCCGCTCGATCTAAAATACTGTTCGCTGCATTGACGCGCGCAAGCCCTTTTCCTTTTTCCACCGTTTCAATCAACGCCTTGATGGCAGAATCAGCGGCTCTCATCAACAAACGCTTCTGTTTGAGATGAATATCGTTCAATTCGGAATCAATTTCTTTCTGAATGTTTGGGTTTGTTAACAGCACTGACCCTTGGGTGCGAGCAGTCTTTTTACTATAGCCTGCTTCAGTCGCCGCTTTAGTCGCATTCAGCGAGGCCACATAATGTTTCACAAACAACAGTTGCTTTTGCGTTAGATTTGTTTCTTTATTTTCTTCCATAATTTTATCGCTCATTACTTAAATCATTGGAGCGTTCGGGTGAGCGTTGCACTCCCGCCTTAGTGCTGGTAGCACTAGTCGCCTGCTTCGAACGCTTAGGGTATGACTGAGATAGCTTCGTCACTCTTTCTTTGGTGCTTTGATCTAACGGCATGGCATAACGATGTTTGGGACTTCCTTTAACAACTTGGATAAAGTCCTTACCAACATGGGTGACATAAGTATTACGCATGGTTCGTCCATGCATTCTGTTACCATTCACTAAATATTCTGCTGCGGGTGTTGTTTGTCCGATATAGATCCAGTTGCCGCCTTGATAGATACCACCGTGATGATCTTGAGCTGTGTCGGCAAAGGAGACGATCAGCTTTAAACCCGGTGAAAACTTCCTCAGCATCTTAATCGCAATCGAGACTATTTGAGTCACGGGTGCGTCGTGTTTTGTTAGTGCAATACGCACCAGTTCGCAACACTCAAGCTGGGTCAAGCCATACGGTTTACCTAGCGTGTGGTTTGCGCCTCTTCCGAACAAGACGCACCCAATAAACTTACCGTGTTCCCACACGCCTATTTTCGTGAGCTTGCCTGCTGGCATTGATTGGCTATAGTGCCAATTCTCTACCGCATACTTTGCCGCTTGGAAGCTGCACCAATCGAGTTTAAGGGCTAAAGACATGATCACAGTTCGGGCACTTAACAGATGCTTTCTTGTCAAGCTTGCCTTGCTCATCAACGTCTACAGGGTCAAAATCCACTGAGTCTAATTTCAGTGTCGGTAAATCAATATTTCTCAAATCGAGAAACGAATCTAATTCTTCGAAG